GTTTAAACCAGGAAGGAAGACCTAAATGTGGACGCTTGTCGAACATATTATCTTTTGCTCCTGGGGTCTTACGATTATTATAATGTAGAAAAACCTGCACGCATTCTTTGCCTTTGAATTTTTCTCTCCAATGCTCTAACTCTACACCTCTATAAACCAACATATCTCCAGGTTTTAAATCTACTCTAACTCCTTTTGCTTTACTAGCAACTGTAATATTTTTACCATCTGGTGCACCTACATTTTCATTTGGGCTTAGATATATTGGCCAGTCGTCACCACCGAGATTCATAGTGGTAGATATCTCACAGGAGAATCTATCTTTGTGTCTTTTAAGTTCATCACCTTTTTTATAAATTCGTGCATATGTATACGCAGGATATAATTTTAATCCTGTGGCTTTTTCCATACCTGGTTGACATTTAAGTAATAAAGTTTCCATAGCCATATTTGCATATTGAGAATAAGTATTTGGTATTTGTGCATCTTCTCCCTCATAAAATCCAAGTATGTTTTCAAACGGTGATAAGTATCTAGTTTGTTTACAAGTATCATAAACTTGTTTCTGCATTCTAAAATAATTTGCAATAAAAACTGCTAGGTCTTTTGATATCGCTTGACGAATAACTGTGTATTTTTTCTTTTTAAACATCTTTAGCCATTTCTTTTGGTATCGCTTGTATATTCCAATGTATAAATCTAAATGGTTCAATACCAAAATCTACTGCATATTCGTGTTCTAAATAACCTGGAAATATAATTAATGTTCCTGGTTTTGGTTTTATATGAAATTGTTCGTGACCAGGCCATACACCTTTTATATCTGGTTTCATTTTTAATTTTGTTGTTCTTGCACCTGTCTTTGGTTCGTGAAATATAGGATAAGAAGTTTTATCACTACACTTTAAAAAGTAAAAACCCGATACGTGTTGATTCCAATGTATGTGTGCTGAATGATGACCACCACCTTTTTTAGCAAACTCTTGTACCCACAATTCACTAAACATAGTTGTGTATTGTTGCATATCATAACCCTGATGATCTAAATACTCCCAGGATTTTTGACCAACGTAATTTCTAAAATCTAAAAAATCATTGTCAGCAGTTAAAGATGTTGAATGATATGATCTTCCAAAATCACCGCGTTCTTTTATAAATTTTTTTTCTCTTTTACGAGCATCAATAATGTATTTATTACTTGCTTTGTTTAACGACTTAACAAACTCTGGTTTTTCTTCACTCCATACTATAGTTGGAAAATAATTATTTATATACATTATTTAAAAGGCCTCCCTAAATGCCATACCACAAGACTATATCTTGTGCCTGATGT